TAGTCTCCAAGTATCAAGATAAAGCCGAGCGAATCAAGGCTACAGGCGGCTGGATAGACATTGATCCGCGTGAGTGGAAGAACCAGTTTCACTTGAATGTGAATGTCGGGCTTGGCACCGGCAACAAAGATCAAATTATTCAGAACTTGACGGCTTTGGGCGCAGCAATGGGGCAAGCAGCCGCCTCTGGTGTTGTCAAGCCGGATAATGTCTACAAGGCAGGTGTTAAGCTCGCTGAGACATTGGGCTTTAGTAACCCTGAGCAATACTTCACCGATCCAGCCACTCAACCACCCCCAGAGTCAAAGCCCGATCCACAGATTGAAACAGCTAAAGCGATGATGGAGATTGAGCGTCTCAAGACAGAAGCGAAGATCACCCAAGATCAGCAAAAACTGGAAGCTGATATACAGATGAAGCGTGAGGAATTAGCCGCCAAATACGGGCTAATGAACGAAGAAATCAACCACAAAGTAATTCTTGGACAGCAGGCTAACAATGGACTCTACGCAAGAGCTAATATACCGCAAGCAGCAAGCGGAGGCGCTGGTCAACAGCCCCTTATTCCAGGAAGCGTTCAAGCACCTGGACAACCTTTATTATGACAATTGGCTGAATAATTCAGAACTAACGAGAGAAGAGCGAGAAGAGATATGGCGACAGCTAAAAGCAATGCAACACCTGAAACAGTTCTTTCAGACGGTTCTGGAGCAGGGAACGCAGGCAATGCAAACTCTGAATTTGCAGAATTATTAGACTTTTGTTTGGAGGCTGAGTTAGCGAATCCAGCATTGAGAATTACAGAGGTGCTAACTAATGACAAGAAAGCACCTGAGTTTATTCGCTTAAAGTATTCATTTCCAGCCGTGAAGGCAGGAACACCCGGCTACAAAGACAGTAAAGATAAAGTAGTCAGCTTTAAATAGTAACCGAGGCATGTCGGGAGACACCCTCATCCACGCTGAGAAGCGTTATTTTCCTTAAGAGGATATTTTAACTATGGAACCAGAAGCTACCCAATATGAGGGCGCAGAAGTACAGCAAGAAACCAGCCAGTCTGGTAACGATGATGCAGCGTTGCTGTCTGCATTTTTGGCGCAAGAAGATCACTCAAGTGATGGCATAGACGCTGCTTCCTCCGACATTCCTGCCGGACAAGAGGTTGAGCCTGTACAGTCAGTTGATAATTTTACCGTCAAAATCAATGGCGAAGAGAAGCAAGTAAGCCGTGACGAGTTGATCGCTCACTATCAAAAGGGAGAGGCATCAAACCAGAAGTTTGAGGAAGCCGCTAACTTACGACGTGAGGTTGAGCAACAGAAAGCTGCGACTACTCAGCAACAAGCGCAATTGCAGAACGCTATCAACCACTTTATGCAGACAGCGAATCAGTGGGCGCAAGAGGGGCAACCTGACTGGGCTAACCTACTGGAAAACAATCCGCATGAGTATTTGAGGCAAAAAGAAGTATTCGCTGCACGTCAGGCAGAGTTTAGCAAGGCACAGGCCGCGCAAGCGTACCTAAACGAGCAAAACCAAGCCCAACAGCAGCAAAGCATGGCAGCGCATCTGGAGACAGAGGGAGCAAAGATGCTAGAGATTATACCCGAATGGAAGAATCAAGACGTACGCCAAGCGGAAGAGCAAGAGCTAATCAAATACTTGACTGGTAAGGGCTACACCCGTGACGAACTACAAAACTTGAATCAATCCAAAGCCTCTAATATTGCACTGGTATTAAATTCAATGCGATATGAAAAGCTAGTGGCACAATCGAAGGCAGCAGCTAAACAAGTCCAAAACTTACCGCCAAGGGTTGAAAGACCGGGTGTGGCAAGTCAAGGCAATAACAACCGAAGTGAAGCCATGCAGCGTTTAGCAAGGTCAGGATCAATTGACGATGCAACCAGCGCCTTTGCAGCTTTGTTCGGGTAATCATGCCGAGAGGCACATTAATTTAAGCAGGAATATATAAAATGGCTATCGTAACAGGAACCTACCAGACGTTCCAAACCAAGGGTATTAAAGAAGATTTAGCAGATATTATCTACCGAATCACACCGACTAAAACTCCTTTCCTTTCAGCAATTCCAAAGGTAAAGGCAACTAACACTTTCCACGAATGGCAAACTCAAGATTTGGCGGCAGTTACTGCTAACGCTCAGATCGAGGGCGATGATGTATCTTCATTTGCCTCTGTAACGCCTACTACTCGTTTAGGTAACTACACGCAAATTTCGACTAAAAACGTCGTCATTTCTGGTACTAACCAAGCCGTTAAGTCAGCCGGTCGTAACAACGAGATGTCTTATCAATTAAGCATGAAATCTGCTGAGTTGAAAAGAGACATGGAAGCGGCTCTTGTGTCTGCTGCTAACGGTGTATCTGGCGCAGTTTCTAACGCTGGCAACTCAGCAACTCATGCCGGCTCTACTTCTGCTGCCCGTCAGTTAAGAGGCTTAGAAGGCTGGATCGCTACTAACGTAGACTTAGGCGCTTCAGGTGTTGCACCTGTGTACACAATGGGTTCTTGGGCGGCTCCGACTGATGGTACGCAACGTGCCTTCACTGAGACTCAGCTAAAGAACGCATTGCAGTTAGCGTACGCACAAGGTGGCGAGCCAGACATGATTATGGTCGGTCCTGGTCAAAAACAAACTTTCTCAACCTTCACAGGCGGTTCAACCCGTTTTGATAAGGCTGAAGATAAGTCTGTGACTGCGGCTGTTGATGTTTACATCAGCGACTTTGGTACGCTACAGGTGGTTCCTAACCGTTTCCAACGTACTCGTACTGCGTTTATTTTGGAAACTGAAAAATGGGCATTGGCAACATTGCGTTCATTTGACACTGTTGATCTGGCTAAAACTGGTGACGCAGAAAAGAAACTTATCACAGTTGAATACACACTAGAAGCCCGTCAAGAGAAGGCTTCTGCTGCTGTAAAAGACTTGTCTTAAGACTCAACCTGAGTGGGTGTAAAAGCCCACTCAACCTACTGTCGGGAGACACTAGATGATTGACGATGCTATCCAAATTCAGGCCGTAGGTGTCAGCTTAACGACATCCGGCACTTCTAACAGGGGAGCTATCCCCAATACAGCAAGCGGCACTAAGCCTAACTACATTCGTATTTCTGTAACCGCAAACTGTTTCGTTAAGGTAGGAGACTCTTCTGTTGTCGCAACTAATGCTGACATTTTAATGGTCCCTGCTGATAACTTAATTCTTAAGGTGTCAGGTAATACCAACATAGCGGCTATACAGCAAGCCTCTGCCGGCATCTGCAACATTACCCCTTTGGAAGATTTGTAATGTTGTCTCACTTAAGCGTGCAAGATGACTTGATGGTCGTCAAGACCATGCAAGACGTTCAGCCTATCCTACAGTCTGTCAAAGATAAAGTAGAAGTCGGTGATGTTGGCTCGAAGGATATGAAACATGCGGCTACCATACCGATGGTGGTTATTGAGGCTTACATGAACCGCGTCGGCTTAACCTTTCAAGAGTTCTTGCGTGATAAAGAGCATATTAAATCAATGCTAAATGATAAGTCACTTGAGGGCTTTCGTGTCTGGAAAGGGGCTGTCTAATGGCTATCGCTAACTATTCAGATTTATCAACAGCAATCGGCACATGGCTACACCGTACTGATTTAGACTCAGTTATTCCTGACTTTATCAGGCTTGCTGAAGCCAGAATGCAACTTGATCTGGATACGCGGCAATTAGACAAAGTGACCACCCTAACCACAACATCAGGCACGAACACAATCGCCTTACCAAACGACTTTAATAAGGCCAGATCGCTGTCTATGATATCCGGAGGTGTCACCATTGTCTTAGACGCTATGCCACCTGAGCTATTAGTGCAACGCTGGGGAAGTTATACTTCTTCAATGCCAAGAAGTTACTCCATCCGAGGCAGTAATTTACTGCTAGGCCCAACACCCAACGGCAACTATTCATTAACGTTAGAGTATCTGGCAGCGATACCGGGCTTATCTGATACCAACACAACCAATGACATTCTCACTAATTATCCTGACGCGTACCTACATTGCTGTTTGATCTACGCAGGGCAATACACCCGTGATAATGAAATTATAGCCGGTATGGAAAGCCTATACAGCGCTGATGTTGAGCGCATTAATTTACAAAACTGGGGGCAATCAGCCACCATGACTATGAAGCAGGGGTAAATAATGGCACTTGAAACAGGTAACTACATCAATGATCTGGTTATTACCTCACCGACTTCAACCGACCCAAAGAGTCAAGGTGATGACCATTTAAGGTTGCTTAAAACAGTTTTAAAAGAAACGCTTAACGGCTTCACTGGAGCGATTTTAGTTACTGCAACCGATACTGGTACAGCCACAGGCCATGTTTTAACACCTAGCACCGCTCTAGTTGGCTATACGCCTATGTTGTGCTTGCTGTATAAAGCAGCAGTCACCAATACAGGTGCATTGACTGTTAATGTGTCTGGTTTAGGTATTCGATCAATTAAGACAATGGCAGGTGCTGATCCTACGGCTGGTGATATTGTTGCTGGTTATCCAATGTTGTTAATGTACGACGGAACTAATTTTGTCACATTAGGTGGATCGGAGTTCTTAAGCAAGACAGGTAATCAGAAATTAACAGGTAATTTTACTGTTGATGGTAATGAGTTGGTTACTGGTACGCTTGGTGTAACTGGTAAAACCACACTTAATGAGGCTGTTGGTTTAACTAGAACCGTTGGTGACAATACAACTAATCTTGCGACAACTGAATTTGCAACAACTTCTACTGCTAATGAAGCGGCTATACGATTGGCAGCGGATAATTTAGAGATTGCAAATAGAATAGCAGCGGATAATTTACTTGCTCCTTTAGCATCTCCTGCATTAACTGGAACGCCAACATCACCAACCGCACCGACTGGAACAAGCACGACGCAAATAGCAACTTGCGCTTTTGTTACTGCAACAGCGTTTAACGCAGCACTACCATCACAAGCAGGAAACGCAGGAAAGTTTGTTACAACTGATGGTACTAATGCCAGTTGGGCAGAGCTTGTTATTCCATCTTATTTATTAATGGCACAAGGAATTATATAAAATGTCAACTACAGCACAATATGCCTCAACTCCCGTATTTGGAGCGGCACTACTAACAACCGCAGATACTTCATTGACTGCGCCTACTACGGTCGGAACAGTCTTAACGGCTGGTTCAAATGGCACTCGTATTGATTTTATTGATATTCAAGGTGTAGCGAACACAGTGGCAGGTATTGTTAATCTGTTTATTTATGATGGTACAACCTATCATTTATGGCAACAAATACCAGTTGTGGCAGTAACATCAAGCACCACAGCAACGGCTTTTAACACTACAACATCAACTAATAACTCGCCAAATGTTATGCCAATGATTATTCCAACTGGCTATTCATTAAGAGCAACAACGACTATTGCTCAAACTGGTGTAAAGGTTATGGCTTATGGAGGTAACTTCTAATGAATAAAGGTTCTTATGGTTATCCTTTACCGCCTAATGGTTTTGTTCGTGTTGCTCCTTCCGAATGGAAACAATACAAATTAATTACTACCACAACATCAACTGAAACTGTGCCACAGAATGTGTTTCAAATCGGCGTAGCTGTTTTTGGAGGTGGTGGTAATAGTGGCGGTAACGGAAAAGGCGGTGGCGGTGGCGGTGGATTTGCTTTCGGTATTGTTGATGTAATACCGGGTCAATTACTGCCAACAATCACGATAGGTGCAGCAGCAGGCACATCATCATTTGGAACATTGCTAACTGCAACAGGAGGATCAATGTCAATAACAACATCAGGTGGAGTTGGAGGAACTGGCTCTGGTTCATCGTTATTGCGTGGGTTTATGACAGCATCTGGCGGCGCAGGTGGAAGTACTGTGGCAGGTTCTGGCGGCGCAGGTGGTGGTGCTGCTGGTTCTTTTTATGGCGACGGTGGAATCGGAGGACGATCTAGTAGTGCAACTGCATCGTATGCAGGAGGCGGTGGCTTAGGGGGTGGCGCCGGTGGAACAACAGCAGCATCACAAACTGGTGGTGGCGGTGGAGTTGGTTTTGCAGGGTATACAGGAGCATCAGCCGCTACTTCAAATGGAGGAGGAACTGCGACAAATGCGTCATCTAATAGTGGGGGAATGGGTATTGCAGGATTGGCTGGAAATTCAATAACACAACCTACAAGCACTAATTTAATATCACCCTTTTTACAGCTAATTACTAAATCATTAGGCGGCGGTGGTGGGTATGCTGGTACTGCTGGTTTTGGAAATGGAGCAGTTGGCGGTGGTGGTGCTGCTAATTATAATGGTGGTTTTGGTGGCGGTGGCGGTGGCAATGGTGTTGGCGGTTTTGGCGGTGGAGGCGGTGGCGGTGGCAATGGTGTTGGCGGTTTTGGCGGTGGAGGCGGTGCTGATTCAGGAAGTGGTGGATCAGGCGGTGGTGCTGGCATAGTAGTTTTATATTGGACAGAAGGTTATTAAGATGACAAATTACGCTAGAAATGTTAATGATGTTGCCGTTGATGTAACAACCACAGACCCAACCACTATTTACTATCCAACTGTTGCTGCTGAATTTATTATTGTGCCAGCAGATGTTCAAGATGGGTGGGTGTATAATGAAACAACTAAGAAGTGGAGTGCGCCACCACCTGTGCCTGTGCCTCCAACACCTGAGCCTGTCCCTCCAATAGTAACAGCGGTTCAGTTTATGATGCTGTTTTATCCACAGGAGCAGGCGTATATTCAAAACTCAACTGATCCTATAGTAAAAGTGTTTTGGACTCGTTTTCAAGATATTAGAGTGACTGAAGTTAATCTTTCACTTGATTCTATGAGTCAAACTCTTGATTACTTATCAACAACTAATGTTGAGCCAGCTTTAACGCCTCCTGCTCCCTATTTAGCAGCAGGTCGTAAAGCTCAAATATTGACAGGTAAGGCTATATAAATGCCGTTGGTTAAGGTAAAAGGAACTGGACAGATAGGTCTTAATCGTGACCTATCACAGTCTGAAATGCCAATTAACGCATGGAGTGATGCAAAGAACATTAGGTTTTTAGATGGCTATGCTTTGCAGTATTTAGGGCATGGTGAGGTCTATAATACGCCTTCTTATGCACCTCAGCATGTTATTCCGTGTAATGTCGCTGGCAATCGTTTCTGGGTGTATGCCACAGCAGGCAAACAGTATGCTGTCACCATTGTTGCTGGTGTAGCTACACATTACGACATATCACACTTAACGGCTCGTACTGGTGTCGTCAATCAATGGACAAGTACGCTGTTATCGGGTGTTCCTATCCTCAATGCAGGTGATACAGCAACCGTT